GAAAAAGTTATTCACAATGCTTGACAGCAAGGGGTTTCCGTGTTACCTTTAGGTATGACGTTTGAGACAGGAACACAAGTCCACCACCGTGAGAATTCCAACTGGAGAGCCGTTGTGGTGCGCGACCTCAACCCCCGCAAGCCTGTAAATGGTTTGGTATTAGTGAATCACAACGGGCGCGAGTCACTCATGCCCAAGACATTGTTGAGAGTATCTTTCCACGCAGATGCCAAGGCAGAATTTGGCGAGGTAGTGAGCTAAAAAAAGTTATTCACAACGCTTGACAGTCACCCGTTTCCGTGTTACATTTAACCAAGATGAAAGCAACCAAAGAACACTTCGAATTCACCGCAGCCCTTATCAACGCAGCTAACAACGGCACTCCAGCCTTTGCGCTGGCCATACTAGCCTCGGCCGAGTTTGCCAAGGATAACCCAGACTTTGATGCTGACCGCTTCAAGGCTGCTTGCGGGGTGGATACTGATGGAGTGGCTTGCGTGTCAGATACTGGAGTAGTAGCGTGGGCAGAAGATTAATCGTAAAAACCTCTTGACTTATTTGAGAAACTGAACTATATTATTACCAAGATGAACGACATGGAATACAACAACAGCGACGACTACACCAACAACCTCCTCGACAAAGTATGCGAAGGTATTAAGGTTGAGGATAACGAATACAACGATTGGAGCAGCGAAGGTAACACCGTAGAATACAAGGGGGCCTTGCACGAGATCGTAGAGATTGAAATGGAGATGGTGTCCTATGGTGATGACGCTTTCACTGGCGACGACCCCTATGCCTACTCCCTCAAGAATTTAGAGACGGGGGAGGTCTCTTACTTACTGGAGTCAGAGCTAGACTAGCCCCCTTGCTACTTACTGACTTAGAAAAGACCGCTCCTACTGAGGACGGTCTTCTTTTTTATCCAAACACCTTACCCCCCCCTTTTTTCAGATACGAATATCAAAAGCGCGTAATAAAATGGGGCTGGGGGTTAAAAAATATTCTCCCCGAAAAATTAAAATACTTATAAATATTTATTAATATTAATTCGAAGCAAAAGAAAGAATAAGGGGATTTTTTTAGGTGCTTTACGCTTCATCTGACATGGAAACAACCCCATGCACCCTTGGGCCTGTGCAGAAAGCACAATTTACATCGTACCCAAGATTGTACGCTAGTAATGGAAGGAACTAGCGCAAAGCCAACTACAAGTAGTTAACTTAATTACATAATATAAATTAAAAATAAAAATCCAAAAAAAAATATATAGAGATTAACGTCTTGGCCGCTATAATATAAATATTATGTCTGGAGACGATTGGACTCCAAATAGCGGAGAAGATTACTACAATAAATATAATAATTTATTTAAAAATATTCAAGACGAAACGAATTTCGTTAAAATAAAGAAAAAAAAGAAAAAGTCTGTAAAAAATGAAAGGCATAATTCTAGCAGGAGGAAACGGCACTAGGCTTTACCCTACCACCATTAATCAAAACAAAGGTTTATTACCTGTATATGATAAACCTATGGTTTATTATCCCCTTTGTACCTTAATCGAAAACGGGGTTAAAGATATTTGTATTATTTCTACTCCTAAACATATAGATCAATATAAAAAATTATTGGGTAATGGAGAAAATTTAGGTATTTCATTAAAATACAAAACACAAAAAAAACCAGAGGGCATAGCCCAAGCATTTTTATTAACTAGAAGTTTTATTAAGAATGATTCTGTATGCTTAATACTAGGTGATAATATATTTTATGGTGCTTCTTCTACTTTTAAAGAAGCTTTTAGTCGTTTTAGATCAGGGGGTACTATTTTTGGGTATAAAGTAACTGATCCAGAGCGTTACGGTATCATATCGTTTGATAAAAAGGATAATCCTGAATACGTTATAGAAAAACCAAAAGAGTTTATCAGTGATTACGCTATTCCGGGGCTATATTTATTTGATGAAGATGTTGTTGATTATACTTCTAGAATAAATCCTTCAGATAGAGGAGAATTAGAAATAACAAGTGTTATAAATCAATATCTTTGCCGTGATAAAATTAAAGTATATAAAATAAATCGCGGCTGTGCATGGCTAGACGCTGGTACTCCTCAATCACTACACGATTCATCAGAATACATTAAAGTTATTGAACAAAGACAAGGAATTAAAATAGGATGCATAGAAGAGGCTGCGTATAATTCAAAATTCATAAACAAAACACAATTAAAAGAATTAGCGGCAAAGATGCCTGATAGTGATTATAAAGAGTATTTAGAAAAAATATTATGAACTTTCATGAATCAAAACAATTTGAAGCAGATGATCAAAAGGTAGTATTGGTAGATATAGACGAAACCGTTTGTTTTTACCCCAATAAGAGGCAATACGATTTAGCGGAGCCATGTAATAAAAACATACAAAAAATTAATGATCTTTACGATCAAGGATGGTATGTAATCTACTGGACAGCGAGAGGTGGCTCCGAAAAGTCAAAAAAAGCTGGTCGCTGCTATTATGATTATACTTGGAAACAGCTTGAATCATGGGGTTGTAAATTCCATGATCTATCTACTGGCTCTAAAGGAAAATACATTAAACCAGCCTGTGACTTAGTTATTGATGATAAATCTAAAAGAATAGAAGAATTATGATATTATTATTAGGAGCTAATGGATATATAGCTGAGTCTTTCAGTAATTATTTCTACGAGAATGAAATAGACTTTGAACCTCTTTCTAGGTCAGATTTAGACTATACAAATTTCAATAACATGTATTTTTTTCTTAAAAATAATATGGCCGCTATTGATACTGTTATTAATTGTGCTGGATATGTAGGTAAACCAAATGTAGATGCATGTGAATCAGCTAAGGGAGAATGTATAAAAGGTAATGTATTATTACCTCAGATGCTTTCTGAGTTATGTCATCAGTTTTCTATTAAATTTTTGCATGTATCTTCTGGTTGTATATATGATGGTTATGAAAAAGAATTCACTGAAGAAGATGAACCTAATTTTTGTTTTAATACAAATAATGGTTCTTTTTACTCCGGAACCAAAGCTCTTGCAGAAGAATTAATACATAAGAATTCATCTTATATATGTCGCTTACGTATACCTTTCGATAGTTTCGATAACCCCAGAAATTATCTATCTAAAATTCAAAGATATCAAAAACTACTTAATGCAGAAAATTCTATCTCTCACAAAGAAGACTTCGTGAAAGCATGTGTTCATTTAATAGATAAAGATAACCATTGCCCCTTCGGTATATACAATATAACAAACACAGGTAAGGTAAATACGAAACAAATCTGTGATTTGGTTTCTAAGCATTTAAATATTAATAATGATTTTGATTTTTTTGAATCTATTGAGGAGTTTTACAAGATTGGAGCAATAGCTCCAAGGTCTAATTGTTTATTAGATAACTCTAAACTTTTAGCCACGGGTTTTAAAATGCGTTCAACCGAGGAGGCTTTAGAGGAGTCTTTAAAAAATTGGACTTATCTTTAAGAAGTTGGATTTAAAATGTGCGGTATATATTGCTCAACTAACGGAGAGCTTAAAAACGGTTCTTTTGGCGAGCATCTCTTAAAATTAAGGGGTCCGAATTGTTTGTCAAAAATAAATATTGAACAATTTAACTTTTCTCACTCTTTATTGAGTATTACAGGAAATTTCAAGTTCCAACCATATGTAAAAGATAATATCGTTTGTTTATATAATGGAGAAATTTATAATACTAGCTATTTTGGTACAAAATATGAAAGTGATGGAGAGTGTTTGATAGATGCGTATAAATTTAAAGGCGTTGACTTTGTTAAATACCTAGATGGTGAGTTTGCTTTAATATTGTATGATATCATTAATAACGTTCTAATAGCCTCTACAGACGTTTTCGGAACGAAACCGTTATACTATAGCCTAGATGGAGAAAACTTCGGCTGTGCTTCTTACAGGACACCTTTAGAAGAGTCAGGTCATATTAACATAAAAAAATTTAAACCTAACACTACTTTAGTATTTTCCGATAAAGATTTTTCTATAGTACATAAGTATAACCCTTTTAAATTTAATATTGAACAATATAAAACATCTTTTGATGATTGGATGAAGGCTTTTGCTAGTTCCATACATAAAAGAGTTAATAATTGTACTAAAAAAATTTTCATCGGATTGAGTAGTGGATATGATAGTGGTGTTATATGCAACGAATTAATACGTCAGAAAAAAGAATTTAAAGCGTATACAGTTTTAGGCTCAGAGGACGAAGGGGTAATTAACTCTAGGCAAAAAATAATATCTAAATCTAATTATGGCAATTATGAAAACTTCACTAAAACAGATCATAACTGGGAAAAGTCTCATGATTATATAAAAAGGAATACAGAAAATTATAAATACGATATTAGCGCCAAAAATAACCCTTTTGATAATTGGAGGGGATGTGATTTAATTGATGATAGCGGTTCTAACTGGCTCTCTTTAATATGTGATCGCGCTTCTAAGGAGGGCTATAAGGTGCATTTATCAGGAATGGGTGCAGACGAAATTTTTTCTGATTACGGATTTAATGGTCAACCCTTTTTGCCTCACAGCAATTTTGGCGGTTCGTTTCCGGACGATTTAAGCTCTATATTCCCTTGGGATAATTTTTATAATGGAAGCATGGAGGCTTATATAGCTAAGGAAGAATACGTCGGCGGTGCTTACGGTATAGAAACAAGGTATCCGTTCTTAGATAAATACGTGGTGCAGGAATTTTTAAATTTAGAAAAAAACCTTAAGAACAGTAACTATAAGTCAGTATTGTATAATTATCTTAAAATTTATGATTTTCCTTTTCAAGAAAACAATAAGCTAGGTTTTTAACATGAAGAAAACTTCAATAATAGTTTTAGGATGGTTTTCTCCCTCAATAATCAGGAGGACGTTATCTTCAATAAATCTATTAGAAGGCATAAATGCAGAAATATATTTCGTAGAAAATAAAAGCATTAATTCCAAAGAGATAGAAAAAATTGTTAGATCAAATAAAAACGTAAAAGGGTATATACAATTTAAAGAAAACTTTGCCGCTAATATATGGAAAATAACCCTAGAGCATTTTTTTAATCAAATAGACACGGAGCACGTTACTCTTACGGATGGTGATTATATGTATGGTTGTAATTCCATGTTGAATCAGCACGATTATATCGACTCACGAAAGGATGTAGGAATTATATCTCAAAGAAGAAATTTGGTAGGCGTAAATGGGTATTGGAGAGAATTAATAACTCAATACTGGAACGGGGGGATAATTGACGGGGAAGAAACCGATTTTTATTCGAGAAACATAAGAAACGGCTTTTTGTTAACTACTGCTAAAAAATCAGATTGGCAAACATACATCAATGCGGTTAACTCCCAAACTCTGAGATTCGAAACACATGCTTTCGGTAATCCCATGGCTAGAGAATATAGGTCACCTTTGTTTTTTGATACAGATATGTATAATTTTTTCGAAATGGTGTTGGGCAAAAAATCTATATGTATAAAAACAGACGGAGCTTATCACCTAACGGATGAAGAACACAACGATCCGGATAGTGAATATAACAAAGCCAAAGGAAGCTTTGGGTATGAAAATTCTTGGGGAAGTTATCAAGGTAATCCAGACTTTTATCATAATAAATTTTATCCAGACGGTTCATTAAAATATGAAGTTATTATATGAAAACTTTAATCATATATTCTTTATATGAAGAGACTCAGGAAACTGATTTCTTTTTTAAAAATGGTATAGTTAATAATTCCGAGGTTGATTATATATTTGTAGTAAATAACCCCAGTTTTACAGCATCTAGCGTTTTCTTTGAATTACAAAAAAAGTTAGGCAAAAGATGTAAGCTAATTCTAAGAGAAAATTCTGGATACGATTTCGGTGGTTATTCATTCGTCGTAAATTCTTTAAAGAACGAAAATCAATATGATTATTTCATATTTATGAATCAAACCGTTACAGGCCCTTTCTTTCCTGAGTGGTATAAAGATTCAGAAAACAATTGGGCTAAACTATTTACCAAAAAGATAAACGAAGAAACTAAATTAGTGGGTGCTTCCATTAATTGTTTTTATAAAGACATGGAAAAAAACGAGTTTATATACTCACCTCATGTACAATCTATGTTTTTTGCCACGGATAAAATTGGTTTAAAATTATTAATTAAAAGCTCTATATTTAATTATCCTGATATACATACTATTAAACAATGGATAATAATGGATAAAGAAATAAGAATGTCTAGGGTTATGATTGAAAATAATTATAATATTGGATGCATGTTGTCATGCTCTAACAATTATGACTTTAGAAAAGAAAAACACCCCGGCGCTTGGCAAGACCCTTTATTCCCTAATTCATACTTTAAAGAAAACGTGCATCCCTACGAAACTATTTTTATAAAAAACAATAGAAACATAACTCCCGATTTAATAAGTAATTTAAAAGAATGTCAAAATTAAAATACATAATATGGAACGTAAATCTACTTCATGAAAATGTTAATGGATGTGGAGGTTGCGTAGCTTTGGCGACTCTTTTCGAAAACCTAAAAGACTTAGGGGCAGAAACGTATTTGGCTATGAAAACTTATCAAAGAATACCCGGTTTAAAACCATACGAAAACGAAGACTTTTTTTCTTTAGCTGATTTCCCTAATGTAGAAAATACTCATAATCTTGATTTAGACGAATGCGTAGTTATATATCCAGAGGTGACCATAGGTAATCCTTTAAATTGTAAAAATGTTGTTAGATGGCTGCTTCATGCTCCTGATGTGATTGCACAAGGCACTTCCGAGTTTTACGGTTCAGACGACGTATTATTTGCTATGGAAGGGTGGGTAAAAGACATGAGCGAAAGCATGGGTTTTAATGTTGAGGATGAGATTCTAAAAACCCTACATATAGACTTTGAAACATTTTATGATAAAAAACAATTTAGATACGGTTCATGTTATGCAATAAAAAAGGGTTGGGTTGATAGCAGCCAAATTCCTGATTACAGTTTAAATATAGAACTCTTTTTCAATGATCCAAAAGCTCTAGCAGAATATTTTAATAAAACTCAATGTTTTTACTGCTACGATGATAAATCCTATCTTTCTATTTTAGCGGCTCTTTGTGGGTGTGATTCAGTTGTGGCAAATACAAACAGTCAAACGGAGAAAGAATATTTTGATTCAAGGTCTAATTTCTGGAGATACGGAGTAGCTTATGGGATAAATAACTTAGAGCATTCAAGAGCTACCAAACATTTATTAAAACAAGAATTAATAAAAGAACAGGAAGTATGCTTATCCACTGTTAAAGGTTTCATGGACCGTATGCAAAATAGACATGAAAACAAATAAATTAACATTTATAAAAAATGCTCCAAAGTATCATGAGTTTATAAGGAACCTTAGAAACGATAAAAGAGTTCAAGATGGTTTATTGGAAAAAAATGTAAATATAACCAAAGACCAGCAGCAAAAATATATGGAAAAATATGAAAGTAATTTTTATATTTGTCTAGAGTCTGAAAGCCCAATAGGATATATAAGGCATATAAATGAAGATATAGCGGTTTGCGTACATCCCGATCATTGGGGAAAAGGAGCGGGAACTTTTATGGTGAAAGAATTAATCAAAAAACATCCTAACTCTGTAGCCAGAATAAAATTAGATAATCAGGCAAGCTTGAGAGCTTTCGAAAAAGCTGGATTCAAAAAATGGGGATATGTACTAATACCTGAGAATGAGTAATCCATTTCAATCCGTAAAAGAATTAGAAAGCGCTATCTCAGAATATGCTGGAAGCAAATATGCTGTTGCTGTTGATAGTTGCACTAACGCTTTATTCCTTGCTTTAAAATATTGCAAAGCAGAAGGGCAAGCCGTTTCTATACCAAAAAGAACTTACGTTTCTGTCCCGTGTTCGATAATCCATTCTGGAGCAAAAGTAAAATTCGAAGACTTCGATTGGCAAGGACACTACCAGTTAAAGCCATTTCCTATTTACGATGCCGCAAAAAGATTCACCAAAGGAATGTACGTCAAAGATTCTTTTTACTGTCTTTCTTTTCATGCAAAAAAGAAATTAGCCATAGGTAGGGGTGGAATGATTTTAACAGATAATGAAGACGCATATAAATGGTTTAAATTAGCTAGGTTTGATGGCCGTAATGAGGTAGATTTAAATAATGACTCATTTGAGATGTTGGGATGGAATTTTTACATGACCCCAGAGCAAGCTTCTAGAGGTCTTTGGCTTTTTCACTCTTTAAAGAATTTAAATAATGGAGTTCATCCGGACCTAGAAGAGAATCCCCCTTATCCAGATTTATCAAAATTTAAAATATACACAAAGTAAAACAAGATATGAATTTATTAGTAACAGGAGGATGTGGGTTTATAGGTTCTAATTTCATAGAACACGTTATAAATAAAAAAGAGATCAACAAATTGGTTAACGTAGATTGTATGTCTTACGCAGCTAACCTAGACAACACAAATTCTTTTTACAAAGACCCAAAGTATATTTTAGAAGAATATAATTTATCAAATTATGATAAAACATATGACACTTTCTATAAGCATGACATTACTCACGTTGTTCATTTTGCAGCTGAGTCTCATGTTGATAATTCCATTAAAGGATCAAAAGAGTTTATTGATTCCAATATTGTCGGTACTCACGCATTATTAGAAGCGGCAAATAAATTCAAAGTAAGGTTTCATCACGTTTCTACGGATGAAGTTTATGGGGTTGCGAAAGACGGAGAAAAGTTCACTGAGCAGACCCCTTATGACCCCAGAAATCCATATTCAGCCACGAAAGCCGCCTCGGATTTTTTAGTAAAATCCTATGTTAATACTCACGGTTTAAAAGCTACAATATCTAACTGCTGTAATAACTATGGACCCAATCAACATGGAGAAAAATTTATACCAGTAATTATTGACTCGCTGTTAAACGATATAAAAATTCCTGTCTATGGTAAAGGTGATCAAATTAGAGATTGGATATACGTAGAAGACCATTGCTCTGGAGTATGGAAAGTTCTTAGGAAGGGTAAAATAGGGGAAACTTATTTAATTGGTTCAGATTGCGAAAAAACTAATTTGGAAATAATTATGACCATTTGTAAAATATTAAATAAGAAGCCAGAGGATTATATTTCATATGTTAAAGACCGCCCCGGTCATGATTTTAGGTACGCAATAGATAGCTCAAAAATAAGGAAAGAACTAGGATGGAAATCGAAAATAAATCTAGAAAAGGGCTTGAAAAAGACCATTAAGTATTATGCATGATACTTTCATAGAGGGCGTAAAGCTGCACATCGATTCCATTGAAGGTCAAAATGAAGAAATCAATATATCTGGGTGGTGCGCTTCTAGTTCCGTTAAAATAGAAGGCATAAGGCTTTCTAAAGGTAAAGAGTCTTTTTCCTCCGTGTTTGGCGGAGAAAGGAAAGACGTAGGCGAATTTTATAAGAATAAAAACTTTTTAAATTCTGGATTTAATATATCTATACCTAAGAAATTTGAAAACACAAAAGGTGTGGAATTGCAAATATTTAATGAAAAGAAATGGAAAACCGTACTAGAATTAAACAGAAAAGAATTAACTGTTCCTAAAATTGATTTTAAAATTTCAAGCAAATTAACTGCCGATTTCTTAGTTATAGATGATTTTTACGAAAACCCCGACGAAGTAAGAGACTTCGCTCTATCAAACGATTTTGCCCCTCACTTACAATATCACAAGGGGCAGAGAACTGAGGAGAAGCTTATTCCCAGTGGAATGAAAGAAAAATTCGAGAGCCTCTTGCATACTGAGATAACTAGCTGGGAAGATCAAGGGGCTAATGGGGTTTTTCAGTTTTGCACAGCGGAAGATCAATTAGTGTACCATGTAGATAATCAGAGTTATGCGGCAGTCGTTTATCTTACGCCAAATGCCCCGCCTTCCTGCGGCACAACCTTTTTCAAAAGTCGAAGAACCGGATTAAGGGCTTCACCTAGCCGACAAGACTGTGAAAGGTTAAACAAAAGCGAGCAAGATTTATCTTTCGAAATTTTTCAAAACAATTTTTACGATAAAACAGATTTAGAAATCGTAGACGTAGTAGGAAACGTTTACAATAGATTAGTAATATGGAATGCAAAGTTAATTCACGCAGCCTCAGAGTACTTTGGAGATAAAAAAGAAAACTCTAGGCTGTTTCACATGTTTTTCTTTGATATAAAATGAAAATAACAGTTCTACAACCTAACCTCTTCCCCTTTAAAGCTTACTTTGACCTGATAAAGAAAGTCGATAAAGTTGTCTTTTTTGACGACAGTTTTTACAATTCAAAAACTTGGGTAAATAAAACGGTAATAAAAAAGAACGACAGAAGGTTCGTGTTCAATATAAATGTGATCGATGATGGGGAAGAGACCAAGCTTTGTGATGTAAAAATAAACTGCAAGAATTGGAAAAGAAATTTTTTAAGAATTATTTCATCACAGTACAAAACTGCAAGAAACTTTCCAATAGTATTCCCTCTAATAAAAGAAATAATTAATTTACCAGTAGAAAACATATGTCAAATATCTGCTTATAGCATATTCAGAATAAGCCAAGAATTTTATGATTATAAAGGAGAATTTATTTTATCTTCAAAAAAATATAAAAAGATTAAAAGTGGCTCTTTTAGGAATAAAATTATTGATATATGTAAATACGAAAGAGCTGATCACTTCTATACGTTTTCGATGTATAGAGAGACTTTTGATTCCCACTACTTTACTAAAAATAATATATCTATAAGCTATTTCGAGTCGCCAAATAAGGCCGCTTACTCATGTATAGACTTTTTAATGAACGATTTGGACTTAATTAAAAAAATAGTGTAATACATATTACGATGCCAGCTAAAAAGAAAAGGGCTTCTACAAATAGAGCCAAGGAAGCTGAACAAGTTAGAAAAGAGTTGGAAGATACTTTGGGTACACCACTCGAAAATCCTAACCCAATTAAGAGGCAGCTCAAAATAAATCAATTTCCTTGGACAGAAAAACAAAAAGAATTCTTTAAGATAGCTTTAGACAGAAATACAAAAATTATTTTTGTCAATGGCCCAGCAGGGACTTCAAAAACACTACTAGCTGTTTACTGTGGTTTGCAGTTAATGAATATGAAAACAATAAGTGACATTATGTATTTAAGGTCTGCTGTAGAAAGTTCTGCCCAAGGGTTAGGATTTTTACCGGGAACAGCTGAAGATAAACTTAGATTTTATCACTTACCCTTTTTAGACAAGATAGAAGAACTATTGTCTGAAACTAGAGCGGAAAAGCTAGAGAAAGAAGGAAGAGTTAGCATGTTCCCAGTTAATTTTGCTCGCGGAATGAACTGGAAATCTAAATGCGTAATAATAGACGAAGCTCAGAATTCGACATATAAAGAAATAGTTACGGTTTTAACTAGGCTAGGAGAAGGAAGCGTCTGTTTCGTTTTAGCAGACCCAATGCAAACAGACTTAAAAAGTCGTCAGCTTGCGGGGGGATTCGAAAAGCTGCAAGCGGCATTCGATGATGACGAAAGTTTAGCTATGGGAATTTATAGCTTCAACTTTACGGAAGAAGACATAATGAGGTCTGAATTAGTTAAGTTCTTAGTTAAGAAAGTTAATCAACAGAAAGAAAGGGATGAAGGAGAGGGGCGATAACATGCATCCAATTTTGAAAAGAGAAGTAAATAATTTAAAAAAGATAGCTAAGGAAAAAGGTGAAAGCCTGTCTTTTATGGAAACTCATGTGGAGGAAGTTATATTTATTTCTAACGGAAAAAAAATCGTATGCGTTATCCTAAAGGAGAATGAAATACACAACATGCTTTGCTGTTATAAGGTTAATTTTAAAAAGTGGAATTGGGCGCAGAAAGAAGGATTCGATACTGACGAGCATTTTCCAAAGATAATGAATGAAGTTTTAGATCAGTTCGCTACCCCAGAAGAATACCTAAGTTATTTAAATTTAAAATAACGTTACACTTTTTTCATTTTTAAAATATTGTATTTTTTCAAATTTAACATAATAATAAAGATATGAAGATTTTTTGTTATAATTGTGGGTCAAAGATTGAATTTTCAGCTACAAACAAGCCTAAGTTTTGTATGAGTTGTGGTGCTTCCCTTGACCCCAATAGCAATACTAAAGCTAATACGTCATCAGAACCGCAGGAAGACCTAGAAAGTGAGCAGGGAAATTTTTCCGCTGATATAAGTAAATTAGATTTTGATTTCATTCCAGATGAATCACATAGAGTTAAACTCGGAGAAGCTTTGGGGAGTAATTCCGGAGGGAGAGTCGATGAAAACCCCCTGCAACCAAGATCAATTTCCGAAGAAGAGTTTAACAAGCAGTGGGCAAAAGAGTCTGGAACTTTGAGGGGAAGTCCTCCTCAAGAAAGTAATGAATAAAAAGAAAGGCTCTTACAAAAAAAAGCCTACATTTGAAGAATCTTTCGATTTTATAAATCAAGAAATTAGGAAAAGAACAAATAAGTGGAACCTCTCTTCCTTAAACTGGATGGATTTCGATGATGTATCTCAAATTATAAGGCTACATATATATGAGAAATGGCATCTATATGATGTCAACAAACCTCTTGGGCCTTGGCTAAATAGGATAATATCGAATCAAATAAAAAATTTAATCAGAAACTATTATGGCAACTTTACTAGACCATGTTTAAAGTGTGAGGCTCAAGAAGGCGAGATTGGATGTAAGATATATATAGAACAATGTTCTCAATGCCCATTATACGGTAAATGGGCAAAGGGGAAAAAATCTGCCTACGATATAAAAATACCCTTATCTTTAGAGGATCACTCTTTCGAAGTTAATTCAATTAGGTTAAGCGATGGTGCATCTTTGGAAGATAATATAAAAAAACTTAATGTAAAATTAAAAGAAATCTTGAGACCTAATGAATGGATAGTATATGAAACCATTTATATAAAAAATTTAAGCGAAGAGGAAGCGGCTTCCGAATTGGGTTTAAAATCTAACGAAAAAAACAGAAAACCCGGATACAAACAAATACAAAACATTAAGAAGAGCATAATTAAAAAGGTAAAAGAAAATATGGAAAAAGGTGAAATTGAAATATTATAATAGATAAATGAAAATAATAGATGACATAGAAGATGGGTTATTTCTAGCTCAATCAAAAATACCGGGAGCGGGAGTAGGGCTTTTCACTTCAAAACATATATTAACTGGCGTCCCTGTGTGTGAGTATAAAGGAGATGTTTTTACTTCGTCTCAAGAGCTGTTTTCCACTAAAAGATATGATTATACTTTAAGGCAAAATTTGGGGTCGAGAATGCCCATGTATACACTTGGACATAACTCAGGTAAACTTATCGATTGTCAACCTTGGGCAACTAAAAATATAATAGGCTTAGGGGGCTTTGCCAATGACGCTTTAGGCTTTCAGCTAAGAATGAATCCTAATTATTCGGAAAAAAGAAAAGATATGCTTGGCTATACCGAAGAGAGACAAGTTGCAACCCAAGAAGAAAAGGAGTTGAAAGATAAGTGGGAAATTGAGATGGGCTACAATACATTCTACTGGTCTATACCCAATGAAGATAAATTTTATTTAATGTCTATAAGAAATATAAATCCCGGAGAGGAGATATTCGTAAATTACGGAGAACAATACTGGACAAAGTATATAGACGCTTTGACTAAAAATCCAAATCACTTTAAGGAAGCTTCACAAGAAAATGAAAATAGTTGATAACATATCCAACAGAATCTTTATTGGAGCTTCGCTCTTGAAGGGCGCTGGTTGTGGACTTTTCGCTGGTGGAGAAATTATAAAAGGCGTTCCCGTGTGCGAATACAAAGGTGAAGTTTTTGAAAATGTTGATAGCTTGATCGAAACGGGAAGGTATAATTATACACTCAATATGGAATTGGGAAGACCTCACGCTATTTATACTTACCACCATCCAGATTTAGATAAAGTCATAGACTGTCATCCCGGAATCTGCAAAGAAGAAATGGGTTTAGGAGCATATATAAATGATAGGCTTCACTGGGCAGACAGAACTCGTCCAGAATACATTAAAAGTCGAGACGAAATGTTGGAGCAAATGCAAAATAAAAAAAATCCTCAAAACTTTCAGGAAGTCGAAATAGTAAATAATTGGAGAAATTCAATTGGGTGGAACTTAATTTTTTGGCCTGTCCCACATTTGCACAAAGCTCTTCTTATTTCGACTAGAAATATAAAACCGGGAGAAGAACTTTTTGTAGATTATGGTGATGATTACTGGGAGCCGTTTGCTCAAGCGGCAATAAAGAAGCAGGAGCTAGAAGAGAAAGAGCAGGATATTCCCGTTTTGAAGCCGGAAGATTTTAAAACTTGATATGGCTGAAGACACATTAAAAGAATCTCAGAAAGAGTTAATAATAAATGAGTGGAATTCTAGACCGGATAATCCACCCTCCTTATTAGAACTTATAAATGTAGCTTTTCCAGATAAAGGTTTAGATGGGAGAACAAAAGAGGGCCGAGCGGTCAAATCTTTCTTAGCTTCAAGAGACATTAAAGCTCGCGCTTCTCACGAATACCAATCAAAAAAACAAATAAGTCTTTCTGAAGAGGATAGGTTATTTATTCAGAATAATCTCGAATTCATGAGTAGCGTCGAAATGGGGAGAATGATTTTTAAAGATAATTCCCTTAGCAACCTAAACCAAGAGGCAAGGATTATAGCTAACTACGTTAAAGAATTGAGTTCATCTGAAGAGACGATACCATTCGAACCCACGGAAGAGATTCCTGCGGAGTCATATAAACCACCAAGAACTTTTGATAAAACGATGTACAGGGTTAACAAGTATATACCCGATGCAATCAATAAAGAAAAAATAACAAGTAAAGATAAAAAAAATGTTAAAGCTTTAATAGGTTACTTAAGTGCTTACAGGTTTTCCTATCAAATGAACACCTATACCAATAATACAGATAGAGAACTATATGAATCTAGCTTTATTAGGTATACATACAATAAAGACGACCTTACTCAAGAGGAAGTTGATCAATATATAGTTTTATCTTCAGAAGTAGTTATAGCCGCAAATATACAAAGAAGAAAAGAACACTTAACGAGATTACTAGACGCCCTTGTTGAAGACTCAGACGGGAGAGCGTCAATGTCTTTGGTTGAAGCGATAGGTAAAACCGAAACAGAGTATAATCAATCTGTTAATAGGCAGCAAAAATTACTTGGTGACCTCAAAGAGAAAAGAAGCGATAGGCTAAAGAATCAAATAAAGGAAAACGCTAGTATATTGAATTTGGTTAGCCTCTGGAAAGAGGAGGAGAGTAGGAAAAACCTCTTACACCTAGCGGAAATGAGAAAGAAAACCGTGGATAATGAGGTTCAAAAATTATCTGACATGGATGAAGTAAAAGCTAGAATTCTTGGCCTTGGGGAAGATGAAATATGAGCGATTCAAATAACAAAGTTGTATGTAAAGCTTGCGGTAAAGAATTCGAAACGGAAAGACAATTACACGCTCACATAAAAGTACATAGTTTGAGAGTAGTAGAATATTATCAAAAATATTACCCTAGGCATGATCTTCATGATGGAAAAATTATAAAATATAAAAATAAAGAACAATATTTTTCTACCGATTTTAATTCAAAAACAAATCTTCGTATGTGGCTCAAAAATTCAGAGGAATCTGAAGCAAAAAAGTATTGTAAGAATTTACTCGCAGACAGGAAAGATAAAAAGAACCTAAAGTACTCCCCGACTCAGGTAGAAATGAGAACCGTTATGACTCCACCCATGCAATACTACGATGAATTATTTAATGGGTATTATTCTTTTTGCGAATCTCTAGGGTTCGAAAATAAGTATCAAAAAGTATCTGAAATAACTACCGGGAAAGAATACGAAAAAACTCAGTATTCTATACATGTAGACACTAGAGAGCAGATGCCTTTGAATTTTGATAATTACAAAACAGAAATTAAAACCTTATCTGTTGGGGATTATACCTTTAGTGAGCCAAAGTTAACTTGTAATTGTTATATAGAAAGAAAGTCTTTAGCCGATTTTATTTCGACATTAAGTGTTAAAAATTTTGAAAGATTCGAAAGAGAGATAGAAAGAGCTAGGGATATGAATGCTAATCTAATAATCTTAGTCGAAGACACTTTAACAAACGCGCTTAGTTTCAAGTACCTTCCTCACATATCTAAAAAAATAAAAGTAACTCCAGAATACATTTTCCATAATGTAAGATACTTGATTCAAAAACACCCCCACATACAATTTTTATTCGTTAATGGAAGACAAGAGTCGAAGAGGGTAATTCAAAAAATATTTTTTAGTGGTTGCGTATATAAGAAGATTGATCTTCAATACGCCTATGATCAGAAGATTTTATAATGTGGTATTGTCCGGAAAGTTATAATAGCGAAATCCAAACTCCAAAAGAGTTAAATGGAGAGCTTGGATTACTCAAGGGAGAACTGCCAGACTCTGAGGCTAAGATAAGTTTGGCTAAGTTTTTGTATGGTAATCTTGGCATAACCACGGAACTTCTATCGGGAATAAAACTCGCTCCCTATCAAGAAATAACCTTGAGAGCCATGATGGAGAGGAATTTTTCAATGTGCGTTTGGGGTCGTGGTTGTGGTAAAACTTTTATAGCTTCTGTATTTTGTTTTTTACAATGCATATTTAACCCCGGAACAAAAATTCTTATCGCTGGGCCGACATTTCGTACTGCCCGTTTTATTTTTAATAATTTAGAAAAGCTGGTGGAAAGTAAAGGAGCGGAGCTACTTTCTCAAGCTTTCGGAACAAAAGCTAAAAGAAATGACGCTTTCGAATGGCAAATAAACGGTGGCACTATAACCGCTATTCCATTGAACGGAGAAAAAATTCGTGGTTTTAGAGCGAATGTCTTAGTGCTGGACGAGTATCTGCTTTTACCTGAAGACTTAATTAAAACCGTATTAATGCCTTTTTTGGTGGCCCCCCAAGACATGGCTGAAAGAATAAAAGTAAGAGAAATGGAAGATGAGTTAATACAAAAAGGGGAGCTTCAAGAGAAGGATAGGATGGTGTTTAAAAACGATTCAAAGATGATAGCTCTTTCTTCGGCTAGCTATACATTTGAAAATCTTTACAAAACTTACAGAGATTGGTCTGATAAAATACAAGGCGGTGAAAGAGAGTCTGAAACAACCTATTTTATATCTCAAATGGGATATGAAGCTCTACCGAAACATATGATAGATGAAACAGTTATAGAAGAGGCCCAAAGTGGGGGTTCTTCTCACGCTTCTTTCTTAAGAGAGTATTGTGCAACTTTCACCGATGGGAGTGATTCATATTTTAGCGCAAGAAAAATGCACGAATGCACTGTCCCAGATGGAGAAGAACCCTCAAGTTTGATTGCTGGTAGAAAAGATAAAGAATACGTGATGGGTCTTGACCCTAATATGAGTGATAGCCCAAGCGCTGATTATTTTGGTATTGCAATAATGGAGATAGATAGAGACACCAAAACCTCCACACTAGTTCATTCTTATGCTGGGTTAGGTAGTTTAAATAAACATGTTAATTATCTTTATTACATTCTTACCAACTTTAACATATCTTTAATTATTGCTGACAACGCAGGTTCCGATATGCTTTTTGATACCTGTAATCATTCTAAGGTATTTCAACAGAGTAAATTAAATTTAAAAAATATAGACTTTAATTCAAACAGCGAAGGTTCAGATTACATCAAAGAAGTTAGAGACCTTAAGAGGAAATACAATAAAGAAGGTGGACATATATTGATACAACAAGTATTTTCTTCCGATTGGATAAGGAAAGCTAACGAATTACTGCAAGCAAATATAGACTATAAAAAACTATGGTTCGCTTCCAGAACAGCAGCTAATCAAGCTTCCTTCGAAAGCCAGATAATTTCGAAAGTCCCTCTAAAATTAATAGGTGAAGAAAATTTGGGAGAATTCATTGAAACGCAAGATAATCTTATATATCAAACTAAAAAGCAATGCGCTTTAGTAGAAGTTAAAACCACCGCAAAAGGTACTCAAACATTTGATCTACCGCAGCATCTGAAGAGGAATACTTCAGCTAGTAGAGCTAGAAAAGATAATTATACAGCTTTACTTTTGGCTAATTGGGGGGTAAAATGCTTTTTTGATATGGAGGACTATAAAATAGATGACGCTGTTGCGACATTTAAGCCTAGATTAGTGTAATGATATAGGGAGTTTTTTAACAAATGAGCACACCGAAAAAGACAACAAACGCTAAAAAGACAACTGCTCGTAAACCAGCTAGAAAGTCTACTGAGAAAAAAGAAGAAGAATCCGTGCCTCCATACATGGTTTCGGAAGCTTCGTATAAGTATCAGGCTAAAGCGGGTAGAACTAGTTCAAGAAGAAATAGGTCTGGCAGCATAGAAAGAACCGATAGGTACGAAAACATAGATAATGGTTTAAGTCCGTTTAGGTCTACCAATGGTGGCAGCAACTTCGAAGTAAGGGAAGCTGTTAAATTATGCCAAAAGGCGTATTACAATTTTGCTATTTTCAGAAACGCTATAGACTTGATGACTGAATTTTCTATAAGTAAAATATATTTTAAAGGTGGTAGTAAAAAATCCGTAGACTTTTTCGAAGCATTACTTAAGAAGGTAAATATTTGGGATTTACAAGATAAATTTTTTAGAGAGTACTTTAGGTCGGGAAACGTATTCCTTTATAGGTTCGACGCATCTCTTCCAAAAGAAGAAGCCGAAAAGATAGTCCAAACATTTGCAAATTTAAAAGGCGAAGTAAAAATTCCCTATAGATATATGATACTAAACCCAGCTGACATGCAACTCACTGGTTCAGTAACTTTCTCTTCTGACATTAAGAAATACCATAAAGTTTTATCAGACTACGAATTAGAAAGGGTTCGTAATCCTAAGTCGGAAGAAGATAAAAGAATAAGAGAATCTTTGCCGCCAGAGGTTAAAAAACATTTAAACAAAAGAGACGGAACAGTAATGAATTCGATATACATACCTCTTGACGAAGAGAGGGTGAGTGTCGTTTTCTATAAAAAACAAGATTATGAACCATTTGCAGTGCCAATGGGTTATCCGGTGCTAGAGGACATAAATTATAAATATGAACTTAAAAAAATGGATATGGCTATAGCTCGTACAATACAGCAAGCCGTATTACTTGTAACTACTGGTACTGATCCAGATAAGGGTGGAGTAAATCAAAAGAATTTAATTGAGTTGCAAAAACTCTTCGAAAATGAATCCGTAGGTAGAGTTCTCATAGCTGACTACACGACTGACGCTAAATTTGTAATACCACAAATAGGAGACTTGCTAGACCCAAGAAAATACGCGGTTGTTAATGCAGATATTCAAGCTGGCTTGAACAGTATGATAACTGGGGCAAGCACTGGGGGTTCAACGGCTAGTGGAGACAAATCTAGTAGCTTTCAAATGAAAATTGAAATTTTCTTAGCAAGATTAAATCAAGCTAGGCAATCATTTTTAACTGAATTTTTAATACCAGAAATAAAAAGAACCGCTCAAGCTTTAGGGTTTAAAAACTATCCAACTCCTTATTTTGACGAAATAACCTTAAGAGAAAATACTACCAAGTATAGAGTTTACAGTAGATTAGTAGAATTAGGTATTCTGACTCCAGAAGAAGGAATAGAGGCCATTGACACCGGAAGACTACCGAATAAAGAAGACTCTGTTCGTTCTCAAAAAGATTTTCAAGACTTAAAAGAGCAAGGGCTTTATCAACCGTTAATAGGCGGAAGTAATCAATCTGGCCCAGTACCCGAATCACAAGGAAGACCCGAAGGTACTACAGAAATACAACAAGAAACACCACGAGAGTCTAAATCTAAAGAAGGCTTTAGTTTTAACAAAATTAAAGAAAACATTTTACTTTCTCAAGATTTAGAAAAAAAAGTGGAAGCTCAATTAAGGAAAGTTAATAAAGTTAAAAGATTAAACGCTTCTCAAAAAGAAGTAGCCAATGGAATAGCTTGCATAATTATACATAATGAAGCTCCAGAAAACTGGAGTAAATCAGTGGCTTCCTACTGTAAGGCCCCAATAGACACAAACCAAGAAATGGTTGATGATATATCTGAGATTTGTTTGGATCATCAAGTTACAACTTTCATGGGTGGCATATTATACCATAGTAAACAAGAAAATTTAAAGGAATTATAAAATGAGTGAAGAAAATAACGATGACCAAATAAAAGCGATTTACGGAGAGGCTGACATTTCTATGCCTGATTTAATGATGCCCGAAGCATCTGAAGATATAGAGCAGATAGAAAATGAAATGAAAGCCGTTGAAGACAGGTTTAAAGCTTCTTTCGATTTTTGTTTCATCGGTGCTGGCCAAGGTGGAAGCAGGGTTGCTGAAGCTTTCAGTCGCCTTGGGTACGGTAGAGTTGCTGCGGTAAATACCGCCGAGCAAGACTTAAACACTCTAAAGATAGAAAACAAACTATGTATAGGTGACGGAGGAGCAGGTAAAGAGCCTGAGTTAGCTAGGAAAGCTATCGAAGATAAGAAAGAAGACGTGCTAGACTTCATGAGATATTCATTCGGCCAAAAATTCGATAGAATATTCGTATGCGCTGGAGCTGGAGGAGGCTCTGGGTCAGGTATGGTAGTTCCTTTGGTAAATATAGCTAAAGAAGTTCAAGAACTACATAAAACAACTGATAAACAAGTTGGAGTAATTTTAACTTTACCAAAAAAATCTGAAGGCAAGAAAGTTAGTCAAAATGCATATAACGTAGTCAAAAGCGTTTACTCTCTAGTAAGACAAAATATTGTTTCACCTTTGATAATTTTAGATAACGAAAAAGTAGCTCAAATGTATCCAAACGTAGCTGTGTCGAAATTTTTCGATGTAGCTAATTCCAGTTTAACTGGATTATTTCACTTGTTCAATTTAACTTCCGCCAAAGATAGTAGTTATTCTTCTTTCGATAAGAATGATTACAGGGGGATTTTAAACTCTGGAATGATGTTGTTTGGGGCATCTCCAGTTAAAAACTTTAAAGACCCAGTGGAAATATCAAGGGTAGTAAGGCAGAATCTTAAAGGAAACCTCTTATGTGGTGGAATAGATGTAACCACAGGTAATACCGCTGGGGTAATAGTTGTAGGTGGACCCGAAATACTAGACAGTCTACCTCAAAGTTTCATAGATGAAGCGTTAGACCAAATAAATAGAATGCTTCAATCCGGTAGCGTTGTCCATGGCGGTGTTTACAGCGGAGACAAACCCAGCTTAAGCATATTCAGCGCCGTAGGTGGACTAGCTGAACCAAAGAAAAGAATGGAAGAACTTTTGAGAGATTCAATGTAGCTCTCGCCAAATAATAAAGTAAATTATTATCTTAAATAAGGTGTAATCATTATTGATGCACCTTTTTTTTGTATTTTTAGCAAGCTTCCTAATTACTGGATGTGGACTGTTTAAGCAGTTTAATGACTCAGAAAAGACGAGGCAATTAAAACTATTAAACAAAGACCCAAACCACGCTTATAGCTGTGGGCCAAATGCCTTATATAAAGCCTTAAAAGAGCTAGATCAAAAGATATCTAGAAAACAGTTGAGTCACGAAATACTATCAAATGGTGAAATCACCTCATTGATAAGAGACCTATTATCTATATTTGACAATGAAGCTAGAGAAATTACTTTTCCAAGCGAAATTAAGAAAGTACTAAGCGAAAAAGGATATAGGGTTAAGAGTATTAAGTCTCTAAAAGAGTTAAACGAGCAAAAGGACGTTGCTTTAGTTCTTATTAAGAAGAAATGGACCTTCACTTACCACTGGATGTGTTTCCCGGTGGATAAAAATATATTAACTTTTTTTGGAAATAAAACAAACATAGAGGAAATATATCTTATATTAAAATACCCGCAATAGGATAAATTAATTCTTAATTTAACTTTTTTAGTGTATTTCTTAATACCAAATTGATCATTTTTATAGATTAAATCTTAATGAAAAGGGAAGATAGTAAAGATACAACTGAGAAATCACAAAAAAGTGATTTAGCTTCGGAAGCCGAGATTATTGATTTCTCGGCCAATCTAGTTTCTTGCCTCGAAGAAAAGAAGAAACTCTTCAATAAAGAAAACAAATCTTCCATTAAAGTAGACCAACTCAAAGAAGTTTATAGAAGGGGTACTGACTCCGAAAGAAATGATTTAAATTTGCATGGTTTAGCTAGAGTAAATATGTTTTTGAGGCAAGGAGCCTTCAATAGTGAAACTTCAAAAGAAGAATTACCTCAACTCACAGACTCTTTAGTTTTCGAAGAATCAGAAGCTTCGTCTGTTTTAGAGTTTGATATATCAGAAGATTGGAAACCTTCTGAAGAAGATTACGAATTAGCTAAAGCAGATCAAGAAAAGTTTAATTTAAATTTAAATTTTTCAAGTTTTGATGAACTATATATAGAAGCTTATAAACCTATAGATTTTGACTGGGAGTAATATTATGAATGTAGATTTTACAAATGACATTATTAAATTAAAAAGAAGAGAAGTGGTATATAAACCATTTAGACAACAAAACAGCGAAAGCGTATACATCTTTGAACAAAGGGAAGATAAGATAGTAAAAGTAGCTTTTGATAATGTAGAATCTATGGCGAATTATTTAAGCCACGTAGGCTATGATTGGGACAAAAATAACTACGATAACGAACAAAGGCTTTTAAAGTTTCTCCCAGAACTAGAGAGCGCGGAAGTTGTAGCAGCTGACCCGCAGTGGGACGTAGATAACTTGAAGCCTCAAACCCCCAAGGAATCAAGTTTTGAATCTACAAGAAAAATCGAAGACATTCCACATCTTGCCGAAGAGCACAGAGAAGTAGATCACCCAATTGGGTTTGACGAAAGAAGTGAATCTTCAGAAGAAAAAAATTACTCTGAGCTTTGGGCGCAAATAAACTCTCATGAATCAACCGCTATGTCCACACTTATGAAGGGTGACATGGTTAAAAATATTAATCCTGAGTGCAAGCATTATGAAAGTGAAGGAGAAGTTGTAGATGTGAAAGAGTTGCATTCTGCAATGGACATTAAAGATTACGCTATGATGACTGAAGACGAGGCTATGATGAGAAAAATGTACGCCCTTATGAAAGAAGATGAAGCCATGATGCGAAGATTGATGGGCATGATGCAAGAAGACGAGGCTATGATGAAAAAATTAAGGGCTATGATGGAGGAAGACGAGGTTATGATGAAAAAGAATCGTATTGGTTATGCGATTTCCTATAAAACAATCAACGAAGGAATGAATTGGATGAAGGGTGAAGTTTTGGAAAAAACCCCTGATCAGTTAGAAAAAATCGAAAGCATGATGCGTCGCCCCATGATGTAAGAAAGGAATTAAAAAATGTCATTTAGAGCAACAGGATTACCAGAGTCAGCAAATACAGTAAACCAATCAGCAGGATCGTCTAATACATTAGTTTCTGCACCGGGAACGGGTAAAAAGATTGTTATTTATGACGTAATCGTAGTTGGTGGATCGACGGAAATCATAAGAGAAGGGTCAAGTGGCTCCACAAAAATGTATTGCCCAGAAGGACACGTTGGATTTACTTGCCCACTTGCTCTCGGTGAAAATAAAGAATTACATGTCAGTAAATCAGGTGACGCTAGTACATCTTTTGCCATAACAATCACATATTCGATAGAAAGTATCCACTAAAATGAAAGATTTGAAATATACAACAAGTTTTAGTTCTACAATAAAAGCTCTCATATCTGAAGAGAAAGACAAATATTTAGCCTTGGCTAGTATGGTGGATATCGGTGATTTAATCCCCGACGTAGACACAGAAATCAATGTAGACTTATTACCCGTTGCTTTCAATGCTTTCGTGGCGAATAGAGTAAATAAAAATGGCGATGTAATCGATACTGAAACTGCCATAGCAATTCATGAAAATTTTATAAACAAACCAATTAATATCGAGCACAACAGAGAAAAAGTAATTGGTACGATTTTAACTACTGGATTCAGTGAATTTGGGACAGACAAGCCTTTAACAGAAGACCAAGTTAAGGCGATGACCGGGCCATTTAACGTTACATTGGGTGGCGTTATTTGGAAAACCGTAAATGACAAAGTGGCTGATTTTATAGAAGAATCTAGTGATCCAACGAGTGAAAAGTACTTAGCTGTTTCAGCTAGTTGGGAGCTAGGATTTTCAGATTTTAACATCGTTTTGTTAAAGAACGATGAAAAGAATATTGAAGGAGGAGAAATTGTTGCTGAAGAAGAGCAAATTGAAGAACTCCAGAAATATTTGAGAGCTTTCGGTGGAGAAGAATCTGTAGACCAAGAAACTAAAGCCTATAGGCAGGTTGTTGGCAAGGTTGTTCCCCTCGGAATAGGACTAACGGAAACTCCTGCGGCTGATGTCAAAGGAATTTCTACGAAATCAACAAAAACAGAAGAAAAATTAGTCAAAGAGGAAGGCGAGGCTAATAATACTTCAGCAAATAGCAGTAAACAAGTAATTTCAAGGAGAAATACCATGAATATTAAATCGATTGAAGACATTACAGACGAATCTTTAAAAGAGGTGTCTGCTTCCGCCGTCTCCGATTTCATTGAGAGCGAGCTTAAACAAGCTTCCGAAAAGTACGCGGAAGAGAAAGTCGCTCTTGAGACAAAAATCGACGAGGCTGGTGCGAAGCACGAATCTCTTACAAAAGATCATGAAGAGCTAATGAAGAAATCTGGCGAGCTTGAAGCTCAGTTGGAAGAACTCGTTAAAGCTAATCAGGAAAGAGAAGCTCAAGAGAAGTTCAATCAACGTATGGCTTCTTTGGATGAGAAGTACGAACTTAACGATGAAGATCGCCAAGTTCTTGCTACTGATATCAAAGAGTTAAACGATGAAGATTTCGAAGCTTATGCTAACAAGCTTTCCGTCTTGTTGAAAGACAAAGACAAGGAATTGCTTGCTAAAAAGCAAGAAGAGCAAAAGCAAGAAGAAGTAACTGAAGAAGTCAAGGCTTCCGAGGAGAAAATCGAAGAACCTTCTGTTGAAGCTGTTGTCGAAGAGGCAAAAGCTGATGAAGAGGTAGAAATTCCAAATTCGACTGTCGCAGAGGATGAAACTCTTGTAACAAGATATCAAAAAGCTTTCGACATCGACCAGTTTGAAATCAACTAGAACATTAACATATAAATTAGGAGAAATAAATTATGGCAACCTTAAGACCATTTAGAGATTACGATGAAAAAGACGTTATCAACTTGTTTAGCCTTCAAACAGGAGCTACGCTTCCTGTACTGAAAGGCACTATGGTGAAACTCCATACGACAGGTTGGCAAAGCGATCAAGAGTTGAGCTTATTAGGTGACGTAGGCACTTCTGTAACTAATGTGACTTCACAACGTTACGGTGTTGCGGCTAACGTAGACCTTTGCGGAGCAACAGACATGCCTCTCGGTATGTTGTTGCATGACGTAAGATCAACTGATGAAAACGGAGAATTGTTAAAGTTTAACCCAAGAAAAGCTGCCGAGATGGAAGCTGTTATCGAAGGTCAAGCTGTACCGATTGTAACCAAAGGAATCTTTTTGATGAAAGACATTGCTGGTTCTGCACCAACGGTAGGCGCGAAAATTTACGCCGCCGCTTCTGGTGAAATTACCACGACTGCTGGATCATCTGTAGAGATTGGAATCTGTCTTGGAGCCGAGGCTAATGATCAAACGCTCATTCTTCTCGACATTAACAGACATGACTAAACTATAATCTAAGCATATAGGAGAATAAAGATTATGAAATTAAAATTAAAAAATACCCCAGAACAAGTAGAGCTTATTAAAGCTATTGGTGGTAAGGACAGCACCGCTGCAAGAGAAGCTTCTGAAGCTTTCGCCGCGTTTCTTGGCCCTGTCATCCAAAAAGTTCTATACACAGCTGGTACAGCAGGTAGCATCTACGTAGATTCTGAATACGATGAAGATGATAGCCCAAGCTATCCTCTTGACCTTTACTATGATGAGGGCGCTGGTTATGTCAATGTCTGGAGTCAGACAATGGCTGGCGGTCTTCCTACATCACACGTAGAAGGCATGAAGGAAGTAAAGATTCAAACCTATCGTTTAGATAGTGCTGTATCTTTCAACAAGCGTTATGCTCGCAAAGCGAGACTAGACGTTGTAAGTAAAGCTATCGAAAGAATGGCTAATGAAGTTCTTATCAAGCAAGAGCGTAACGCATGGGCTGTATTGCTCAAAGCGTTAATCGACGCGCAAACTGCGCCCGGTGCTCCTGACAAGAATAGCGCTACATTTGCCGCTTCTACTCACCTCAAGCACGTTTACAGAACAGCCGCTACTGGCGCTGCAAACAGCTTCGACTTGAGCCACTTGAATGGATTGATGACAAGAATCAAAAGACTCAACGAGTCTTTCTCTGGTAATACCCCAGTTGCTGCTGCTTCTGGCCTTACTGACTTGTACCTCTCTCCTGAAGTGATGGAGCAAATTCGTGCGTTCTCGTACAACCCAGTTCATACAAGCACAGGTAATGACGTTCTTCCGAACTCTGTTCGTGAAGACGTATTCCGTAACTCTGGCATGGCCAGTATTTACGGTGTTAACTTGAATGAATTAGTTGAACTTGGCGTTGGCAAGAAGTACAATAAGTTGTTTGACACCCTCGCGGGTTCGGACGAGTTCTTCTTGGCTGATGGCTCCACTAGTAACGCCGTGTTCACTGAAGCTAACGATGAACTCATCGTTGGTCTTGATAACAGTCGCGGATCGTTTGTACGTCCTATCGCCCGTAACGGCGAAACTGGCAGTACATTCACAGCGTTGCCTGATGAGCAGTTCAATATGTACGGAGGCAGAGTTGAGAAAACGGGCTTTTATGGTCACCTCGAAGAGGGCCGTCTCGTTCTCGATGCCCGTTCCATCGTCGGATTGATTATCTAAGTTAGTTAAGATAATTCTTAAATAGTTCAAGCCCCCGCTTCGGCGGGGGTTTTTTTTGTTTAAAAAATTTGTTTTTTTTTGATGAGAGTGTTAATATATTGATATGCCAGCAAAGAAAAAATCAGCAAAAACTGCTAAAAAAACGGCTCCCGCCGGTAAACCCAAAAAGGAAGAAATGCAGCAAACTCATGCAAAAGAGGAAAAGTTTCAACCCACTACCTTAGATCAAGTTTGGGGAGATACTGGCATGACCAAGTACGGTCACTTGGATCAACCAAAATATGAGCAAGAAATAAAAGAAATGACAAAGGCCGACATTCAGGCTCACGCCCATTTCATCGGCTTGATCCCTGTAGATAACAGAGAACAGTTAGAAAAAAGGTTGGTAATGGAATTCAAAAAATACTCTTCTTCCTTTGTGAAACCATCAACAACTCAAGAATCTCATCCTGAAATATCAGAAGAGGGCTTAAGAATACTAAGAGAAGGAAGGTAAATGAGGCGCGACCATTCGGGAAGACCTAAGTCATCTTATTCAGTAAGTAAAGATAGTACTTACTTGGCTGCTAATGATGGACTTCTTGTATCTGCCCCTACAACGGGTAATTGTATAATAATATACGATTTGATCGTAACGTCTGGGTCAGGTAAGCTTGGCACTTCTGCGGATGGTGCTGGAACTCAAATTTGCTTAATAAAACAAGGTCTCAACCAGTTTAGAACCCCAATTAAAGTTCCCGCTGGTCAAGCTTTATATACTGATGCTCAATCAGGAAATATAACCCTTACCTACAACGTCGTAAAAGAACCTAGTGGGACAACTACTAATGTAAGTTCTGGTGGCGGTGCAACCACCACAACTATTCAACCCACAACCCTAGCTTTCGCGGCAGCTACTTCTTCGATTGCGGAAGGTAATTCGGGAACATCTGTTCACACCGTAACGGTTAATCGTGCTGGGAATACAAGCGGTACGGCTACGATTGATTACGCTACCGCTAATGTAACAGCGACTTCTGGAAGTGATTATACAGCGGCGAGCGGTACTTTGACTTTCGGGGCTGGAGTGACTTCCCAAAATGTATCCATAACTATTACTGGTGATACTGGGAATGAAGATGGTGAAACTTTTAACATTACTTTATCTAACCCAACACAAACAGTGGGTTCTGCTTCCATAACTGGCACGAACCCGCATGTAGCTACTATTACGAACGACGATACATCAAATATATCGTTCGCCGCTGGAACCTCTTCGATAGCGGAGGGAGCCTCACCGGGAACATCCACACATACAGTAACCGTTAATAGGAGCGATACGAATGGTACTGCCACGGTAGACTATGCCACGAGCAACGTTACCGCAAATGCAGGAACAGATTATACGGCGGCAAGCGGCACTTTGAGTTTCGCTAATGGCGAGAGTTCAAAAAACATATCTGTTACAATCACTGGGGATGGAACTAATGAAAATAGTGAAACCTTTAACGTAACTTTATCTAATGCAGCTTCTCAATACGGAAGTGTAGCCATAACGGGAACCAACCCGCATGTAGTTACTATTACGAACGACGATACATCAAATATATCGTTCGCCGCTGGAACTTCCTCAGTGGCGGAAGGAAATTCTGGTACATCTACTCACGCGATAACGGTCAATAGAAGCGATACAAATGGTACTGCCACAGTAGACTACGCCACGAGCAATGCTACTGCGACTGCTGGATCAGATTATACAGCGAAAAGCGGTACTTTGAGCTTTGGTAATGGAGTGGGTTCAATGAATATTTCCATAACCATAACTGGAGACAGTACGGTTGAAAGCAGTGAAACCTTTAACGTGACTTTGTCTAATGCCGCTTCGCAGTATGGCGCTACAGCAATAACGGGAACTAATCCACACGTAGTAACGATTACTAATGATGATTCAGATGGCGGAACAAGCACGACTACGAGTACCACGTCAGCGGGAACAACCACGACCACATCAGCGGGAACAACTACGACTACCTCATCACCGTAAGATAAAATTAGATGATTGATAAAAAACCTTTTTTAACCATAGGTATGGCAACCTATGACGACTTTCATGGGGTGTATTTCACTATTCAAGCCTTAAGAATGTACCATAAAGAGGTAATGGGCGAGGTAGAATTCTTAGTAATAGACAACAATCCAAAAGGTACGCATGGCTCAGAACTCAGGAATTTTGTTAATTGGGGTGATAATATAAAATATGTTCCCGAAGAGAAATGGGTAAGCACCGCAGTGAGAAATAGAATATTCGAAGAAGCTAATGGAGATTTTGTAATGTCTACGGATTGTCATGTTCTTTTCGAAGAAGGCTCTATAAAAAAACTTATAGATTACTATAAAAATAATTTTAATACAAATAATCTACATCAAGGCCCAATGGTTTATGATGACTTCAGAAATTATTCTACTCATTTTGATCCAGAATGGAGATCGCATATGTATGGCACATGGGGAACAGACGAAAGAGCCAGTAGCCCAGACGCAGAGCCGTTCGAAATCCCAATGCAAGGCTTAGGGGTATTTTCTTGCAGAAAAGATGCTTGGCTTGGTTTTAATCCGCTATTCAGGGGGTTCGGAGGAGAAGAGGGTTATATCCATGAAAAATTCAGACAAAATGGAAATAAAACTTTGTGCTTACCTTTTTTAAGGTGGATGCACAGATTTGGGAGACCAGATGGACCCAATTATCCACTTACTTTAGAAAATAAAGTCAGAAACTATATACTAGGACATCTTGAATTGGGTTTGGATGTAAAACCTATATTTGAGCATTTTTCAGGAGATATGCAGCAGCAGCAATTAGATAGGCTGTTCGATGCTTGTAATTTAGAAATAGAAAAACAAAGAACTGAGCAATAATATGTGTAACTATAATACACACTATTATGAACGCGGATACTATTGCTACAGAAATATTTACTGAATTAGGTTCTCCATCTAGCACCACAGAAGTAGCTATAAGCTATTGGCTCAAGGCTAACGTAGCCGCTTTAAATAGTTTAATAAACTCAACTTATACCGTCGCAGGTGGGGCTATAACCTATCAGGACACTTCAACTACTCCAGCGACTGAAACCGCTATGACTACTAATGAAGCGGCAATACTTAAAAAAATGTATTACGTTTATGATTACGATAATAAACTTAGGAATATTTTAGGAGCATCATCGTGGGATTCAGTTGTAGAAATAAGTGACGCAGGGACAAGGGTTAGAAAAGTAAATAAAAGCGAAATAGGAAAAACTTTACATCAAGCTAAAATTGAAGAACAAAAACAATTAAATGACTTAGTCGCGGCTTACAAGCTTAAAAACTCAAGTCCAATACAGGTTGCTGGAGACGACACTGTTGAAGGTAATTGGCCTGTTTATCCACATTACGATAGAACTTTAAACAAATATTAATATGGCTTTAATAAGTGCTACAGAAAAAACAGCTATGCAACTGGCTTACGAGGAGTTTTTTACAGACTTCAAGCAAACCATAACTGTTCATAGAAAAGCTAAAACCGCTATAGTTGATATATACTTAGATCAGCTATTCGGTTACGGGCAGTATTCTGGCCCTAGTCATTTCGCATACACGCCAGTTAATCAAACTTTTGATGCGATAGTAATATATCAACAAGACCAAAATAATACTTCTGACATAGCTATGTTAAACGAAATAAGAGTAGGAATTTTAGATAGCGAAGTTTTAATAAAGGTCAAAGAAACATGTAAAACTTATCTTTCTCACAAAGATGTAGAAAGAATAGATATAGGAACAAAGTCTTATAAACTAATAAGCGAAGAAGCTAAAGTTCATAAAGTGCTTGATGATTATTATTTATTTAAACTAAAAGAAACTAAATAATGGCTAATCCAAAGATAAAATCATACAAGCTGAACATGAATTCAATTAATAAAAAAATTGGATCAAGTAAAAAATACAATGAACTAGCTGATGATTTTGCAAACGAAAAATTTAAAAAAACTAAAAAAGCTTTGATGCAGGAGTTCGAGCAGCATCCAGTGACTCAGGAAATAGAAGCTGGTGCGGCCTCACCCAACATGTCAGGCACACTAAATGGATACGGAAATCTTTTTACTTTTATTGGATTTGAGTCAGGCGCAAAACCCGTGAATAGCGTAAGAGTTTTTTTGCAAACCAGAATAGCCTTGAGAAAGAAAACAGCCAGAGGCTCTTTGTTAAATAAAGAATATAGTATAAATATTCCTACGCTAGAAAGTTTTAATTTTGCATCCATGCCTTGGGAGGGCCAAAGCTGGGTAAAGGCGATAGAATTTGGAATATCTGGATTTAGTTACTACATGTCGAAAGCGAGTGCTGTTTCGAGATCGGGTAAAGGAATACAAATTGATGGAAAATTAAGATCATTAAACTCTAGTAAAGGGGTTCCGTATATGACAGACATACTTAGAAGATTTATGAAAAGGATTACATCTAAATGATAGCACAATGGGAAAATAAAGTTATGAGCAGTATGTTGCTTTTTTTGGATAACCAAATATGCGAAAAAGGGCAAGGTTATACTAACGTAACAAATCAAGAGGCTTATTTAATTGATTCAAATTATTCGCAATTAACATTCAACCTTGCAAATTACGATCTTCACGCATACGCTCTTCCTTTTAAGCAGATCATCATAGATGAGTCGATAACTGGCGCAAATATATGTAAAACCGTAGAAGTTAGTCAGAATGGAGTGACTTACGTTACTTGGTCCCCCGGCTTTCCCGGTCCAAGCACAGAATTAAATTCTATTCTACATCATAAAGGACAATTTCTATTTCATGAAAATATAGCTAGTTTGGGCTACACAAACGTAAGAGCTACTTGCGCTGTAAAAGATTTCAATATTTATATAAGTTCAAAGTTTGAAGAAGATTTATTAATAAATACGAAATATCAAGTTAATCCTAAAATCAATCAAACCTTGGCTGGCTTACCAGATAATACAGAAACTTATCCAGCTATTTTCTTAAAAAATATGGGAGGAGTCAATCAACCCTTAAGCCTAGGCAGTAGAACCCAAAACGTTAAAACCAAGATAAGGGCAGTTGTAATGGCTGATTCAGCTTTTAATTTGGATGCTGTATGTAATATTTTAAAAAACACAAAAGACTTAGATATTCCCATTTTAGAGTCAAATAATTTACCTTTTAATTCTATCGGGGGATATAGAGGTGTAATATATGACTACAGTATAGAATCTGCCGCAGCGACTGAACAGGCCATGGTTTGGGATGTCAACGTGACTAGATTAAATCCTAATTCGTCAGAATTAAGGAATTTACATGCCGAAGTCCATTCCGCTTTTGTTGATTTCGAGGTCCATGGAGTAGGCAAAAATACATAACAGTGAAAACATTAAAATAAGGAAAAATGACTTATGGCTATAGATAGAGTAGTTTACACAAATAGTGCCGTAGATATTAAGAGCGCAGTAACCGCCAGTACAGCCATTAGGTTGGACACGGTTCAAAACGCCACGTACACGGTTAACGTTCCTCGTGAGAACGTAAATACATTAGGAGCCAAGGGAACTGTTTTCAGACCTCAGTTAGACGCAGCCGATGCTTCGATTGAGTTTAGTTTGATTCCAGCAGTTTCTGGTAGTCCTGATTGGAGTCCTGCTGTTGCAGACGCTTATCTTGACAACACCTTGGCTCAAGACCCATCAGGTGATGAGGCCGAAGTTGATGCTTTGGGTTTAGGGTCAATTGAAAGAGGCTTAATGAACTCGTTGACTTCCGAAGCTACGGTTGGCGCGATGGCTAACATGACCGTCAGTTTTACTGGCGCTCCTTCTTCCGGCGCACCTTTGGCTGCCCTTGGCAGCCCCGGAGCAATCACAACATTAACATTGGTTCAGTCTAAAGATGTAACCGTTGCAAACAGTGACTTCGCGTCAGCTTGCGTTCAGTCTGCTTCGACTGCTTGGGACGTACCTGTTGTTAACGTTTTGTGTCTCGGTTCTGACCCAGCAGTGCCAGCAAACATAAATCCGTTCGGTAACCCACCCGGAACCGCTTCGCACACAATCGAAGGTTTAGATACCGCGTTAAGGCATAATGATGGAACAGGAAGTACTGCAAACAATTATACCCTTTCGATTGGTATGTTTGACTTCAAAATAACTGGTGGATTCGTTGACTCGGAAACTAACAGTGTTGCTGTTGGCGATGTGTTCGCTACGTTTAATTACGTAATTGGTGGCACAGGTGACAGTTACGGAATCAGTTAAGCTAGTGTTAAATTATTAATAATTATTTATTAATTAAACTAAACCCCTTGCTTCGGCAGGGGGTTTTTTATTTTAAATAAGTGTAATTTTTAACAGGAAAAAGGATATTCTTATGGGGAACCAAGATAAGATAGAAAGATTAGTCAACGCTGAATCAAGGCGTTTGGTAACCAAGATTTTCAAATTCAGCTTAACGGTTTTAGAAGACCTTAGACAAGAGCACCTATATGCTCTCGATAAATTAAAAAAAGATGGTCTTTCGGAAAAACAGATAGAAATACTAAACTATCTAGACTTCCATAAGTATAGTTTATTAAGAAAAAGAATACTAGATAATGGTAATGAATCAATAAGGGATTTGGAAAATTTATTGGATTATTTCGAGTTTAATCTGAAAGATAGTGATAAGGTAATAATTTATAAAAAGGCAAAAGGAAATGAAACAAAAAAGTAAATGGCTATATCGATTCGAAATTAACCGAGAGGTTGACAAGAAAGTAACTGAGAAGAAAAAAGACGAAGAGGGTCAAGAGATCGAGGTTACCAAGACGGTTAAAGAAACTAAACCAATTAAGTTTTTTATTAAGAAACCAAACAGAAGACTTTACGATGAAGCAGAACTATTTTACGGAGTTAAAATGTCCGAAGGAATCAAAGCAGGTCTCTTAACTAGAAATCTTTTGTCCAAAAGATATGAAGATGACGGAGGGGCTTTTAGCGAGGCCGAGAAAGAAAGGTATTCTACAATCTACATGGAAATTTACGCAAAAGAAGCTGAGTACCAAAGATTGCAGGTAAACCTAGATAATAAACCACAAGAGCTAAAGGATAGAATTGGTCAAGACATTCTTCTGGAAATATCAGAACTGAGAAGAGAGCTAATAGAAATCGAAAATAGCCAAGCAAATATATTTGATCAAACCGCTGAAAACAGAGCAAAAAATCAGACTATTATGTGGTGGGTTCTTTCGCTTTCCTTTTGGAAAGAAGAGGGCAGGGAAAAAGAAGAGCATTTTTTCGTCGGAGAAGATTATCAAAATAAGTTAGATACTTACGACGAATACGAAGAATCGGATGATGATTTCTTAAATGAAGCAATTAAAAAGTTGGCATTCTTTGTGAGTTTTTGGTACATGGGGAGAGCTACTTCCGAAGAAGAATTTGGTGCTGTGGAAGAGCTTTATAATTCTCAGAACCAAGAGGAGGAGGCTGAAGAAGGTGAGGAGGCCGAAGAAGCCGATCAAACCGCTGAAAAGGTTGATGTTGAGGAGTCTAAAAAAGAAGATAAACCTAAAAGAAAACCTAAAGTAAAAAAACAAAAACAGGCTGAAGAAAAAAAAGAAACCCCAACTCCAGAAGCAAAGCGAGAAACCGAACAGGGGAGTGAACAAGTTGCAGCGGAAGAGGAAAAAAGTATTTCTGCCGAAGCCAAGGGTTCTCTAGGTAAAAATGAAGAATAAACGTGATAGAACTTTTTTCGCAAAAAGATTGTAGATACGTCTATAGAGAAATACTTCAAGGCTATACTCAAGTATCAGACCAAAACTTTTATATAAAACATTTTTCAGAACACGATTTAGGATTCATAGATACAGTCTATAAAGAATGCTTTGAAGAGTGTAGGGAAAAAGGTTTACCTTCTAGAAAAGAGAAAATTGAAATTCTAACAAAAGAAGACTTCTGGGACCAAAAACTCGACGAACATAGAGTATACTTACAATCCGCTATAAGAGATGGTCATGAATTTGCTCGCGGATTAGGCAAGAAAGAGGGCCAACCGTTTCTTGATGAAAATATACACCCAAAAGAAAAAGAACTTAAAGAAATTGAAGAAGACTTTTGGGAACTCATAGAACCTGTAGCAGAAACCTATTGCGATAAGCTATTAAATGAAAAATATGTTTATCATGCTTTGTATAAAGATAAAGAATGCAAAAGCCCCTTGTATACTAAAGAGCAATTTGAAAACTTGTCTTTTGTAGAAATATCAGAATTAGTAAAAGTATATAATTATCATTGTTCTAAGTTTACAGAGTTAAATGTAAATAAAATATCTGTAAATTCCTTCTTTTTAAATCCGTTTTTTATGAGTGCTGACGATCCCGTTAAGTTCTTTGGTAAAAATGTTATAGATTTAACTATGTATCAATTAAATATCTATGCAAGAGGACAATATAACAAAACTGTACTAACAGAGGGGAGAGAGCCTCCTGAGCATTTTTTTAGCGAAAATGAGGCAGATGGACTTAAGAAATTGGTTGATTGGTATAATACATCTTATACGCAAATAAAAGCCGAAAGAACCGCTCAAGAATCAAAAGCTAAAGGTAGAGGCGCTGCTGGACGAGCAATTGGCTTATAATTTATTTTGAATATTTTTTTAAAAAAAGTGTAATAACTATCAGTTCCACTAAGGTAAAAGGTTAAAATGGCTGATGTAAGACTAACGGTAACGGGTGATACTAAGCTTCTAGAAAGAGAAATAAAAAAGGCTCTAAAAAGCGGTTATCAACTCGGATCATTAAATACTAGAGGATTTTCTCAACCACTTGGCAAAATAAAAGGCCAGCTGGGTGAGTTTGAAAAATCTTTGGAAGCTTCTAATGCTCGCGTTATAGCATTCGGCGCGTCAACGGGCGCGATTCTAGCTGTCTCAACAGCTTTAAAAGGAATGGTGACTTCAGCTATTCAAGTAGAGAAAGCCTTAACAGATATAAATGTAATTCTCGGAGCTTCTGCGGGTAATCTTGCCAAATTTGGAGACAAACTTTTTTCTATTGCAAATAACACTGGTCAATCATTTCAAGTAGTTGCAGAAGCGGCTAATGAATTTGCTAGACAGGGTTTAGGAATGGAACAAACCCTAGCTAGAACAAATGATGCTTTAATTTTAACACGCATATCAGGAATGAAAGCCGCCGATTCTGTTGCTGCGTTAACTGCGGTAATGAATGGTTTTAACAAGTCGGCTTATCAATCTTCAGAAATAACAAGCAAACTTGCGGCTGTTGATGCAGCCTTCGCTGTGAGTTCTGCTGACTTGGCAGAGGCTTTAAGACGAGTAGGCAGTACTGCTTCAACGGCTGGAGTAAGTTTAGAAGAACTTTTGGGTATAGTTGCGGCAACCCAACAAATCACCGCTCGTGGTGGCGCTGTAATTGGTAACTCATTCAAAACAATTTTCACAAGAGTACAAAGACCGAAAGTTATAGAAGCTCTTAAAAAATTAGGAATAGAAACCACTAACGCTCAAGGCAGTCAGTTGGGTTTGATGAAAATTTTATCTAACTTAGCTAAAGAATATGATACTCTTGTCCCTAAGCAGCAAGCGCTAGTCGCTGAAATGGTTGGTGGCGTATTCCAAGTTAACGTACTAAAAGCCGCTTTAGGAGATTTAGGTAAAGAGTATTCTTTGTATGCAAACGCTGTTAAAATAGCCAACAATGCGACAAACGAAGCGGATCAAAGAAATAAACAACTCAATCAAACGATAAGCGCACAATTAATTCAAACTTTAAACAACCTTGTTAAAGCTGGCTCTGCCGTAGGTAAATTAACCTTTGGGCCAGCGATAGAAGGATCATTAAAAAGCGTAAACACTTTGCTTGGAGGATTAGGGGGAGATGACAGTGAGATGGAAGGTATGGGCCAAAAAATGGCTAAAGGTATTTTAAGTGGTTTCGGTGCAGTCTTAAAAGGTCCGGGAATTGCCCTACTAACGCTTGGTTTATTTAAAATGTTTGAACGTCTCTCTAAATTTAGTGCAGACGCTTTAGGCTCTGTATTGGGCTTCAATAGATCAGGAAGAGAAGCGGCAAACATTCAAGCGCAAATAGCTGGACACCTTCAAAAGAATCCACAAATCCTAGCAGCAATAAACAGTGGGCTTAAAACGGAAAAAGATTTACACGCTCAAATTCTTGCAAACATAAGAGCAGAGCAACAAGGAATGGTTCAGATAGATAGAATCGCTGGAAGCATAGCTGTTAAAATGTCTAAATCAGGATATAAAATTTCTGATAAAGGATCGTTGGTTTCTCCCGGAAGTAAAAGCGCAGGAGGTAAAGGTGGCTACTCAAAGGGATATGTCCCAACTTTATCAGAAAAAGGCTTTGAAGAATCAAGCGCCAGAAGTCTTGGTGCTGACGCGGGAGTTAAAGCTAGATTTTTACCAAATGTAAAAGCGGGTGGATCGAAGGGAGTTATAGCAAATAATAAAGAAGACGTTATAACTCCTAAACAATTTGCAAAAGATTATGGCGTAGTACCCAAAGGTGGTGAATCAGCAATTATACCAAAATACGGTTCCATAGGAAAGAAAAGAAAGGCTGAATTAAAAAGAAATCTATCACGCGCCACAAAAAATTCTTTCTCCGAAGGAAGCATACCAAATTTCGTAACCATAGAAGACGTAAATAAGTGGAAACAAGCTAACGCGGGTGCGCCTAGAAAATTTGGTAAAAAGAAGGGGGCCAAAAAAGCTCAAGACACAAGACCTAGTGCCGCAAATATGTTGGATTTTTTAGGGCAGAATGTTAATTCGTTATCTGATGATAAAATGAAACAATATTCAAGCCTAATAACAACAGGCGTTATTCGTGGTAACTGGCCAAGGTCTGCCGACAAAGCCCCTACTCCTGCAACTATGAGTAAACTTTATGCAGCTTCAGGTGGACAAATAGGGACAAGCGCGGCTGCCGGAAGAAAGAAAGACGAAAGAATAAGAACTCCTCTTGCTAGCGCAAGCGACAAAGGATCACTTCTTCCTGTTCTCGGAATGGAACAAGGAACGCTTGCTAAAGTAAATGAAACAACTGCTAAATACGGTCTTTCGCCACAAGAAATGCCCGGATTCCAAAAAAAGTTCGACGGAGTATTTAAAGCGGAATACGACACGATGGTTGGCAGAGTCGCATCTAAAATGTTTAGTGGTTTAAAAGGTGGTCAAAAAATGTCAAAAGCATTCTCAACTCAAGAGTTGGGAGCAGACGCTGAAGGCCCAGTTAAAGGCGCAGTTTTCGAAAGCTTTATCAGGGGAATGGTTAAAAAGCAAAAGCAAACATCTGGACAAGCTGTTGATATTGAAAAAGGTGGAGTAAAAAAAGAATTTAGACACTTATTCCCTGAACAACTTAGGGATAGACCTTTTGAAGTTAGAGCCGGAGGAATCACTAGATCAGAAGCGGCAGGTAAAACGCAAAGAAGTGGCGTCTCCATGACTTTAGAGGAAGTCGGTCAATTTGAAGTAGGTGGTCAAGAAATATCTGCACAAGACGCAATAACTAGAGCCAAGAGAAAACAGGGTCGTGGATTAAAAGCTCCAAGTTTTGCTGACATAACCAAAGGAAGTTTGACGCGAAATGTCAAGAGAATGGTTTTAGATAAAGATTTTTTAAGGCAAAAATATAACTCAATGACTCCGGAAGAAAATGAAGCAGTACTAGCGCAGCAAGGAGTTAAAAACGTAGATCAATTATTTGATAAAATTGCAGCATCAGCCAAAGGGAAGGGCGTTTCAACCACGTTAATTAATGCAGCACCCGGAGCAGGTAAAACTAGTTTTGCTTTAGGAAACAAGGGCGCTCAAATCTCTTCCTTAAATGATCTAAATTTTGGAAACAAGCTAGCTGTTGTAACCGCAAGAGCACAAGGGGAAAATTTAGTTGGTAAAGATTTCTTCAAAGACATGGACAAAGTTGTACATTTGGACGTACCAAAGGAAGAAATACAAAGAAGACGAGCACTTAGGGATCAACAAATTCAATCGGGTAAATCAACTACTGGATACGGAAGAAAATCTGGTTCCACTAAATATGCAGATACCGATTTCGAAGCAGCGGAGGCAAGACTAGCGGAAGAGTTCACGGGTCAACCCGGAAGATTTAAATCTTTGAAAGCTGTGAAGTCTGGAGAAGATTGGAGATTTAGATCAAAGCGAGAGGATGAAATTAAAAAAATTCAAGATATTCCTATGGTAATGACTACGGGAGCATTCACTCCCCCTACCTCCGGTCACGGAAGAATCTTTAAAGAAATGCAAAAGGTGGCAGGACAAAGCGGAGCCATGCCTCTAGCAGCTGTATCTACTGGAACCTCTAGAGAAGGGGACATTGGTCTTTCTAAAGCTGAAAAAAGAAAATTAATAGAAATGCAACATCCGGGCATCTCTACAGTAGGCGTTCATGGAACTATACCAGAAGTCATTAAAAAAGATGATAAACTTTTGAGAGCCATCCCATCAAAATCAACTGTAATTTTAGGTTCTGACAGAGCAGGAGATTCCGTAGGTGAAAGATTTAGAAAGAAAGGTTTTGGTGTTCAAGAAATAAAAAGAGATATGGAAGGTTCAGGCATGAACCAAGAAGCCTTAAGCGCGACAAAAGTTAGAACAGCTTTGAGTGAGGGTAGAATGCAAGATGTTGCTGGGGCATTAGAACCTAAGATAGCTGATGTTTTAACAAATCCTCAAAACGTAAAAAGGTTAAAAGACAGAGCTAATGTAATAAAGAAAAGAGATAAAGAATTTGCAGCTTTCAAGAAAAGTTCCCCAGTAGATGCGGAATTAAACAATACATTTGCAGAACTAACTAGTTTGATGGTTTCCAAAGGATTAAGAAAACCAGCCCAAGGTCAAATAACCAGAATGTATGCTGGCATAACTAAAGCAAGACAAGATCACCCAGACATAAATAATGCAGCCTCTCAAGTCTCCGTATTAAGAGACAAGAAAAAACTTCAAGAAAAAGAATTACTATCTAAATACAATACTGAACTTAATAGAATGCAAATAGAGCAGCAGATTTCTTTTGCAAATGGTTACGTTCCGAATTTTGCTGAAAAACAAAATCAAGCTTTTACCGCCAATAAAGTAATGCTCAATAGAGTCATTGATGGAGATAGTTTAAATATAGATTTTTATCCAGCCTCAAAACCCCGCACAGGTTCCTCTAGACTACAAGGCTTTGAC